TATAATCGTCACCCATACGTGAACGACTCCAACCAGTACGAAGATCGCTGGATAATCGACGTTGGACTGCAATACAATCCTCAGGTAAACGTTGCGCAGGATTTTGCTGATTCCGCGCTGATCACCATAAACCCCGTAACGGAGTAACCGCGCATGTCCATCCCGGCAAGCCGAATTGTTCAAATCAACCCGTCCGCACTCGGAACTGGCGGCAATCCGCTGGCGATGAATACGATGCTGATTGTTGACGGACCCCAACGCACGATTGGCGTTCAGCAGAACGGTAGCGCCGCAGAGGTTGGCGCCCGCTACGGTCTGACCTCGCCTGAATACACGTTTGCCGGTCGTTACTTCCTGGGCTATGACGGCGGCTTCAAGCTTCCCGATACCCTCTACACCGTGCAAAGCCCTGACGCCGCACTTCCGGCTATCCTGCGGGGTGCCAGCGTGCGCACCATGACATTGGCCCAGCTCAAGCTGATCACCGGCGATCTGATCGTGACCGTTGACGGCACGGCAAAGACGGTGCCTGTGAACTTCGCTACCGTCACCAGCTTTTCCGAGGCTGCCGCACTGCTTACCGACGTGACCACCTTCGTGGGCGACTACAATGAGCAGCTACAAGCGTTTGAGATCACCACGATCTCTACCGGATCGACCCACACCATCAGCTTCGGCTCTGGCGCTGTAGGCCTGGCTCTAAAGCTTGATCAGGCCTCTGGCGCGCAGGCCGAGGATGGCCGCAACGTGATGACTGCCGCCGAACTGATGACCTACGTGCTCAACAAGACGCAGAACTTCGGCGTCCTGACTCACGTATCGGCACAACTCCGCGCAGTCCGTGAAGCCTTTGCGGCCTGGACCACGCTGCAAAACAGCCGGTTTGCCTACATTGCGCTGGATACCGATGGTTCCGCCCTGGTCGCCAACAACGCCGCCAGCTTCGGCGCATGGCTTGATGAGACCGAGCAGAACGGCACCACGCCCTACTACGGAACCATCGAGCAGTTGGCTGCTGTCTGCGGCGGCATCGCGGCAATCGACTTTTCGCGCACCAATGGTCGCCGCAACATCATGTTCATGAAGCAATCCGGTATCGCGGCCAGCATCACCGACGAGGCCGACTACACCGCCCTGCTGTCGAACGGCTACACCTTCTACGGCGCATTCGCTACCGCCAACGATGAATTCACATTCAACGTGAACGGCAAGGTTTTCGGCCAGTTCAAATGGCTGGATAACTACATCAACCAGATCTATCTGAATGCTCAGTTCCAGCTGGCCCTGATGACCATGCTGACAAGCTACGGCTTCATCCCGTACAACGCAACCGGCGTGGCGATCCATCAGTCGGCAATCGCGGATCCGATCAAAGAAATGATCAACTTCGGCGGAATTGTCCCTCTGGTTGATCCGGGCGCGCTTAGCGATCAGCAAAAGTCGATCATCAATACTCAGGCTGGCATTGATGTGATTCCTAATCTGCTGTCCAAAGGCTGGGCTACGGTTATTCGCATCCCATCTGCGCAGGTTCGTGGCAATCGCGGATCGTTCCCTTTCACCTTCTGGTACACGGATGGCGGCTCTGTTCAGAGCGTCACCATGGCCTCCGTCAACGTTCAATAAGGGGAATACATCATGCCAATGGGTCAGAACCCTCGCACTATCACCGCAGCCAACAGCGTCGTAATGTTCAAGGCTGCCGGTTACTTCGACCAAGCCATTCAGCTGCAAGGCTTCCAGGTGGATAACGCCTTCGGTTTCGGTGACGCCACTGTCGGCGAAACCCGTATCGGCGTGGATGGCAAGCAGTCTGGCGGCTGGGTATCCCACGAAGTCCCAGTCACCGTGTTTCTGGAAGCGAACAGCGCAAGTCGCCAGCAGATGGAAGAGTTTCGCGGCTGGTGCAACGCGAATCAAGAGACTGCGCTTTGCACCCTGGACATCACCATTCCATCCATCGGCAAGCGTATCGAGGCCAGCGGATTCATGGTCAGCCAGGGCGGCGGACCGTCCGCTCAGAAGCTGATCAACGGCACGCAGTACGTGTTCAACATGGTCATCAACAACGAAGACAACATCGCATGAGTACGACTAAGGACGTAACCATCGAAGATGGCGCCGATACCGGAAAGACCTTCATCATCAAGAAGATGAGCTTACTGGTGGGTGACAGCTGGGCAAACCGAGTCGCACTGGCGCTGTGCAAATCCGGTGTCGACCTGTCAGGCCTGACCACCCATGATGAGCATGGCAAAACTGTGTTTCGCGGCATGCTGGACATGGTTGGCGTTGTGCCGGTTGCGCTGAAGGCGCTTGGCGGCGTCGAGGAAGACAAGGCGCTTGGACTGTTGGAGGAGCTGATCCGCGATGTAAAAATCCGGCTGCCAAACGGCACTGAGCGCCCCGTCATCCTGGAATCCGACATAACAAGTATCTCCACGCTGTGGAAGATTCGGATTGAATCGCTGAAGGTCAATCTTGATTTTTTAACGGCAGGCGTTACCCAGTAATCGAAAAAGATGGGTTGCATATGCCTCTGAATACAGAGGCTTTTGCAAGGTGCGTAAACCTAAGTCCGCAGGCCTGTTATATCCTTGAGCATGGCCTTGCTCCATACGCGGACCTGGCCCAGCACCTGACGCTTGAGGATGCGCTCAATCTGATCGAGCATCATCAGGTTTCGCAGCACAACAAATCCCTGATGGAGGAATTGCGGAATGAGCTCGGTAACCGTTGATGAGCTGGTCATGCGCATTGAAATTGAACTGGATAAGTTCAAGTCTGATGCAAGCCAGGCCGAAGGGATTGAGAAGCGCCTAAGAAGCGCTATCAAGGGCACAGAGGAAGGTTCTCGTGATGCGGGCAAGGCTATCAACGAGATGTCATCCGAGGTCTCCCAGTCAAATCGCGAGCTTGGTAAAAGCGAAAAAGCCTTCATTGCTGCCACCGGTCGGGTCATAGCATTCTTGGGCGCCCTGTTCGCCTCAAACGCGATCCAGAAATTTACCACTGCAATTTCAGATGCCAATGACCGGCTCGGCTTTATGTCCAAGCGTCTTGGCATTGCCGCTCGAGACGTGAAGGGTCTTGAGACTGCATTCTCTGCACTCGGCGGATCCGGCACGTCTGCCAACAGCACAATCACAAACCTCAATCAGGGCATCCAAGAGATGATCCTGATGGGTAACGACTCGCTGATCCCCTTCTTTGGCGCGCTCGGCGTTGGCGTGGTTGACGCCACCGGCAACATCCGCCAGATGGATGACGTGCTGCTCGACATGGCCGACTCACTGTCTAAGATGAACCCTCAGCAGGCATATGCGCTTGCCTCGGCAATGGGTCTCGATGACGGCGTGGCAAACGCCCTGATCCAAGGCCGAGACGCCATGAAGGAAATGCTGGATATGCAGAAGCAGATCTACGTTTCCAGCGAGACGGAGATCCGCGCCAGCCGAGAACTAAGCCGTGCCCAAGCCTTCCTGAATGCTCAATGGGACGGATTCAAGACAATGGTGGCAAATGCCATCATCCCCGCCCTGCTCAAGATGACCAAAGTGGTTTCGGGCTGGATGGATTACCTGTCGCGCAACGAGCGGACGGTGCGCAATTTCTTCGAAGGCGTAGCCATTGCTGTCGGCATAGTGCTTATTCCGGTCCTGATAAAGGCTGGTATTGCAATGCTGGCGCTGATCTCCCCCGTTCTTGGCGTTGCCGCTGTAGTCACAGGCCTTGCCGCTGCATTCGGCCTGCTGTATGACGACTACAAGACCTGGGCCGAAGGCGGAAAATCCCTGTTCAACTGGGAGCTTTTCGACAACTACATCAGGAAAACAGACATATCCGTCGACAGCCTTGCCAAGGGCCTGGCGCAGCTGCTTACCGGCTACGATTCGCTCTCTGATGCCCAGGAGGCATTCATGAAGTGGATGCGCGACAATGGTGTGATTGATGAGAATGGCCTGTCAGTACAGGGCCTGGCAAACGCATTCAAGCAACTCGGCAAGGACATCTACGATTCAATACCGGCATTGCAGACGATAGTTCAACTGATCGGTGCCGTCATGGATGGTCGCTGGAGTGACGCCCTGTCGCTAGCTAAGAGCATTCCAGGGCAGATAGCTGGCACAGCCATTGACTTGGTTGGGGGCGCCGCTGGTCACGTCACAGGGGCCGTTGATACCGCCCTTGGCATGGATGCTGGTGCGAGCGGCACCATCTCGGGAACCGTAAAAAATGGCGTGGCATGGCTCAAGAATGAGCTGGCCGGATGGGTGGGCGCTCCAGAGTCCAAATCATCCGTATCTGGTTCTGGTCGCGGGTTTTCTGCTGACAAGGCGGCATCCATTGAGCGCGTTGCCGCCGAGATCGGCATGGAGCCAAACGACCTGGCGCAGATCATCAGCTTTGAGACTGGCGGCACGTTTGACACCAATGCGCGCAACCCGAAGTCCTCGGCTACCGGCCTCATCCAGAAGATGAAAGATCCTGACGGCAAGTATTACGGGCATACCCGCGATGAGCTGGGGGCCATGAGCTTCGATGACCAGATGGAAAAAGTTGTTAAGCGTTACTTCCAGGAGCGAGGCTTTTCCGATGGTCGCACACACAGCCTGGCAGACGGCTATGAGGCTGTGGCCGGATCTGGTTATAAAAAAGGCTCCCAGGCATACGATCTGAACAAGGTCTGGGATACAAATGGTGACGGCGTGATCGACAAGAACGAGCAATCTCAGTCGCCCCAGTTCCAGGCGCACGCCAATGACTGGATTGGCGCATCAAGAGCAGCATCAATGACCGGCATTCCAGGCATTAGCACCAACACTTCGGCATCGTCTAGCGGCGCTCCAACTGTTAACATCGACAGCATCACGGTGCAGACCTCTGCGACCACGCTACCCGAAGCCACAAAAGAAGGCGTTGCGGCTGGCGTTGCCAGGGGCGGGAATATGCTTATTCAGCTTGGAGGTGGTCTTTAATGGCGATCCCTGGAATACCGGACATCCCTGACTTCAAGGGCCTGGTGACATCTGGCACTGATGCGCTGATCAGCTTCGGTGGCGCCACCCTGATCCGCATGATCTTCGGCAATCAGTGGGGTATCTTCAATCAGTACGGCATCCCTATCATGCTGGCTGATACCGTGCACTCGCTGAAATACCAGAACAATTCGCAGATCGCTCAGGCTCCCGTTGAAAAGGGTTCGTTCGCCAGTTACAACAAAGTGCAGAACCCCTATCAGGCGACCGTGACAATGATTCGCGGCGGCGGTGACGTGACTAAGCGCGGGCTATTCATCGCTCAGCTTGAGCTACTATCCAAGTCCACCCTGCTCTTTCATGTCATCACGCCTGAATACGTGCACATCAACGCCTCAATCACCGGCTACGACTACGCACGCGACCCTAACGCTGGCGCCCGCATGATCGTCGCCAACATCCACCTGGAAGAGGTTCGCGAGGCAAAGGTTACCTACGAGACCAAGGAGACCAAGAACCCGGATGATTCCCCGCAGGTCGACGGCGGCGAGCAGCAGCCAAAAGAGGCGAGCCAGTCATTGCTAAGCAAGGCCGTAGACACCGTGACTGGCGAAGGCGGCCTTCTGGATCAAGTGGAAACCCTAGGGGAAAAAGCCATGAGCGCATTCGATAAATTTGTTGGTGGTGCGCCCAAGGTTGTGACGCCATGACCTTAATGACCATCCGAACTGAGCCAATCCCGAATCAGTCGGTCTCCTATGCGCTCAATGGCTTGGCGTATACGATCGACATCAACACTCGCAGGGGGTCTCTATGTATCTCAGTTTGGCGCGCTGGAACCTACGTTCTGCGGAACAGGGCTCTTAGGGCTTACGCTCCAGTGGGGTTTGGATTGCAATTGGTAGACACCGAAGGTACAGATGATCCGCCAATGGACAACCCCTACTCTCAGCTCGGCACCCGCTGGCTCCTAATGGGTCTTGAAGCATGAACAAAAAGGTCATCCGCGTAACTATTACGCTCAACGGCGAAACCTTCGCGAAAGACGCCTCAATTCTGACCTCCGAGCAATTGCGCACGCTGTGTACTATCAATTTCGGCGGCGGCTCGGTTGTGCCAAATGCGGATATCGCCGTCTATGGGCTGCCGATGGCGTCCATGCTCAAGCTGACACGCGTTCGCTGGCGAGATATCAAGAGCATGATGAACACCATCAAGATCGAGGCTGGCGACCAAGGAAGCGATCTGACAACGGTGTTTGAGGGCAACATCACATTCGCCTATATCGACATGAGCAATGCGCCAGACGTGTCGCTGAAGGTCACCAGCTCCACCGCCGCCCTAAACATCTATCAGCCAGCCTCCCCTATTACGTACAGCGGCCAGCAGTCGGTTGTCGGCGCCATCCAAGAGCTATGCGGTAAGATCGGCTGCGAACTGGAAAACAACGGCGTACCTGAGTCGCTGACAATGACGGACACCACTCTGGTCGACACTGATCTCAACAAGATCCGCGCCCTGTGCAAGCGATATCAGATCGATCTGTACATTGAGCAGAAGCGCATCAGTATCGCTCCGCAGGGCGCACCTCGTCAGACCAAAATCGCCACGCTGCGCCCAGGATCTGGCTTGCTGGGCTACCCGGTGCCGACCATGCAGGGCATTGAGGTCCGCTGTCTGTTCAACCCCGGCATCACGTTCGGCGGCCTGATCAGGGTGGCCGACTCCATAATCGAAAGCTGCAATGGCGATTGGAGGGTGTTCGGGGTTACACTTAGCCTGGAATCGGAAATGCCTGGTGGCAACTGGTTCATGGATATCAAGGCAACCTATAACGAGCCGAACAATGCAGCCATCAGTCGTTAACCCGGCAACGCCAGAGCAGTCAGTCGGAGGCCCGCGAGAGTGGGAGTTTATCCTTGAGCGGCTGATTGGCAAGTCGTATACCGTCACGCTGGTCAAGGTCGACGAAGTCAGAGCTGGCGGGACTGGCCCGGTTGGATTCCTGTCGGCAACCGACCTCATCCAGCAGATGGACGGAAATAACGACGGAATTGCCAATGTTCCGATGGAAAACATGCCCTACTTTCGACTTCAGGGTGGTGGAAATGCGGTGATTATCGACCCCAAGCCCGGAGATATTGGCCTGGCCGTGTTCGCTCGCCGTGATATCAGCGCTCTGAAGCAAAGCAAGACCGAAGGACCACCCCCAAGTCTGCGCAATCATGACGTGTCAGACGGGCTTTACATCGGCGGCCTGCTCAACGGCGCACCAACCCAATGGATCCAGTTCCTGGATGCTGGCATCAACATCAAGGCTACTGCCGCCGTGACAATCGACGCCACACTGCTCCAGGTGAATTGCCCGATCAAATCGACCGGCGACATCACCGATCACACCAGTAGCATGCAAGTGATGCGCGACCAGTACAATGAACACGCAGGACACTTGCCATCAGGCGGCGCTACGCCGAGCGTGCCAATGGAATGAGAACCCTATTCCTTCTCCCGTCCACCTGGGATCTTGAGCTTGACAGCTCAGGTAATATCGCCGTTGCTAGCGACATTTATCAGCAGTCTCAGGACGTTGCCAGCGCATGTCGTACTTTTCGGCGTGATGTTTATTACGACCAGCAGGCTGGCATCCCCTACTTCGAAAACGTGCTGGGACAATTTGGCTTCCCGCTCTCCCTTTACAAGATGTACCTGGAAGAGGCTGCAAAATCTGTCGACACACGCATAGTGTCTGCCAGCGCCCAGCTCAAGCTAACCGGTAGAGTTGCCGGCGGCTCCATCCTGTTCACCAATGATGAAAACCAAACCGGGCAGATCAACCTATGATTCCATCCATCCAGTTCACCGAAGAAGGGTTGATCGTGCCTACTCGCGAAGAGATCACGGCAGGCCTGTGGGATATCATGCGAGACGCCTTTGGGCCGGATATCAATCCAGACGCCAGAACCCCACAGGGTCAGCTGGTAACTTCATTGACTGCTGTTATTCAGGATCGCGACAACGCCTCTGTCGAACTTGGAAATAATTTCGACCCTCGCTATGCAATCGGCCAGTTTCAGGAAGCTCTTGCGGCCATTTATTTTTTGACCCGAAAGACAGCTACCAAATCAATCGCGCAACTTGAGTTCGTTGGGATTGCTGGGACCATCATTCCTCAAGGATTTGCAATGGTCGATGACGCTGGCATTGAGTGGCTGTGCATTAATTCAACGCCCCTCAGCTCAGACCTCGTTGAGTTCGCCTGTGCCGTTCCTGGCCCAGTTCAAGCCGCGCCGCGCACCATCCGCACATTCAAGCAGACGATTGACGGCATAGATCGCGCAGAAAACCCAGATGCAGCAGCAGCCGGGTCGAATGAAGAGTCACGGGCAAACTTCGAAACGCGCCGCTATAACTCTGTGGCAGCCAACAGCAAGAACATGAACAGCTCAGTGCGCGGATCGGTAGATAACCTGCCTGGCGTAATCGACGTGTATGTCGACGACAACTTCACTGATAACACAGTGACCAAGGGCTCGACCAACTACCCAATGATCAGGAATAGCCTGCTGGTTTCCGTTGTTGGCGGCGACGATCAGGCGATTGCTGAGCAGATTGTAATCAAGGGCGGCACTGGCTGCTCTTTCGTTGGCAACACCACGGTCATATGGAAAGACACATCAGTTCCGGCATCACAGCCGCCTGAGTACGTGGTTAAGTTCTTGCGACCCGCCCACGTCACCGTATTTATGCGACTGAGGGTTGTTGACCCTTCGGCAATCTCTTTTTCCAGCCTTGAGGCTGCCAAGTCTTCAATAATCTCTGAATTTCAGACCGGATCAAATCGCGCAAGGATTGGTGGTTTGGCTGTTGGCGCTAACTTCATGGTCGGACTTGATGTCGCAACAATCAGACCGGTAAGCCTTGAGATGTCTACTGATGGTGTGTCCTGGAGTGAGTATCGCCAGTTTGGCGTAGACGAATCTCCTACCACATCATCGGCCAACATTAGCTTGGTGGGAATATGATCAATCTAGAACAGACGGTTATGAGTCAGTACGCAAACAGTCCCAGGCTTATGGGGATTCTTCGCTCGGTCTGGGATGCGATTGATCCGGAACTGTTTACCAATGATTATTATCGGCTGATAATGTCGATACCGACAGCGAATGGTATGGGGCTGGACATCTGGGGGAGGATCGTAGGGATAAGCAGAACAGTTTCCTTTGTGGATCCTAGCGGCGAATATCTTGGGTTTTCGACTGGGTTCTACCCTTTTAACGAGAGGCCATTTAGCGCGCCTGGAAGCGGTTCGGATACCTGGGAGCTGACAAACGACGCCTACCGTGTCCTTATTTTGATGAAGGCTCTGGCGAATATTGTCTACGCCACGGCTCCAAACATAAACACACTGATGCGCGCCATGTTCGACAGGCCAGCTTATTGCCTGATAACCGGGCACATGAAAATGCGCTATGTCTTTGAGTTCGATCTATCCCCGTATCAGCGACATCTGGTTTACAATACCGACATCTTGCCCAGACCTTGCGGGGTCGAAATAAGCATTATCATAAACGCCGATCTTAGCGGTATATTCGGTTTCGATGGCTCAGGCCTACAGCCATTCGGCCAAGGAGTTTTCTACAATGCAGCCTGATCTGATTTTGGTCCCGTTTGCTCAAGATGCGCCAGCGGTAAACGTTGACGCCATTCCTGTAAGCCTTGGTCCGTCCGACCCGCCACAAGCTGCAAGCTGGAGCCAGGGGTTTCCGACCGTAACCATGACGCCTCTTGCGGCGGGTGGCATTCCGCCGCGAGGCCAGAGCTTTAACGGCGTACTCCAGGACATAACTCAGCATCTGGTTTATATCGGCGGGGGCGGCCAGTACAAATGGAGCCAAGCTTATGTGACTGCTAAGGGCGGCTACGCAATTGGCGACGTGATTCAGTCGGATGATGGTCTGCTCGCTTATGTGAGCATCGTTAATAACAACACTCAAAACTTCAATACCACGCCAGCATCTATCGGCCCTTCGTGGAGACTATGGGCTGGCGGGCAAGTCCCAGCTGCAACCACTGCCACGCCAGGTATCGCAAGAATTGCCACGCAGGTAGAGGTTGATAACTCCAACGGGACGAATACCATTGTAACCCCGGCCACACTGGGGCAGAAATTTACGACTTACTTTGTGCAGGCCACTGAAACCGTAATGGGGGTTTTGCGGATAGCCACTGCCGCACAAGTTACTGCCGGGACCGACGACACAAGAGCGATCACCCCGCTAAAGCTTGCTCAGCGCCTGGCTTCCGCAATCGTGGCGGCCACCACTACAGTGGCTGGCATCGCCAGGATCGCAACTCAGACAGAGGTTGACAACTCTACTGGAGCCAATCTGATCGTTACGCCCGCCACCCTCGGTCAGAAGTTTACTGATTATTTTAAGCAGGCAACTGAGTCTGTTATTGGCGTGCTGAGGATATCGACAACCGCACAAGTTACTGCTGGGACCGATGACGCAACTGCCATAACCCCGCTTAAACTTGCCCAGAGGCTGGCAGCGGTAGTTGTTTCTGCCACTACCAGTGTGGCGGGCATCTCCAGAATCGCCACCCAGACAGAGGTCAACAACTCGTCCGCAAACAATCTTGTCGTAACGCCTGCAACTCTCGGGGTTCTTCTGACCAACTACGTGGTTCAGGCTACTACGCTAGTCGCCGGTATTGCCAGGACTGCCACTCAAGCCCTGGTAAATGCCGGGACCGACACTCAAACCATTGTAACTCCTGCAACTCTGCGCTTTGGTGTTTCATACAGCCTAAGTATTAATGGCTATATAGTACTTCCATCATGGCTTGGCGGCATTGCTTTTCAATGGGGGTCGGTTGCTACGGCTGGTACGGTAACATTCCCTACCGCGTTTACGGCCGCATACATCGCAATTGCATCCTCAAATATTAACGGTAACTTCACAAGCACAAGCGCGCTAACCACAACCTCCGTGCTTCTGTCTAATTCAGGAAACCAGCCTATGACATGGTTTGCTTTGGGGAGAGTGTAATGAGGTTCTTTAGCAGATCTACCGGCACAACCTATATCCAGGGCGTGCATGGCTTTATTCCGGAAGACGCTGTAGAGATATCCGAAGAGATATTTAATGAGTGCTTCGCCAGCAGACCAATCGGAAAAGTCGTGCTTGTTGGGGATGACGGAATGCCATATTTGTCGGATCCTCCACCACCAACATACAGGCAAGCCCTTGACGCGCTTAACCTGGCGTATCAAGCCGACGTAGAAAAATTTAACCGAGCATTCGCCATTGCCTACCTGTCTGACGGCCTCACTCAGGAGCCAAAGCAGGCGGCAATCAGGTCGCAATATGAAGCCAGAAAGAATCAGCACGCCGCCGACTCTTCCGCGCTAAAAGTCCAATACGGTATCGAGGGATAGACATGGAAATAAAATTTTGCCCGGGTTGCTCGGCCATTATGGAGCAGCTTCCTCGCACGCAAGGGGGTATTTCTGAGTTGTACTGGGTTTGCCCTGAGGGTGACTGGGAAGAGCCAGTAAACCGTGCCAAGCAGTCAGGCGTTGAAGCTGAAGCAACAGCAGATAAATAAGGAATATCCATGGACGACCCCGTAAGCCTGACCGGACTGCCAACCACAATCGCGACGGCTGTAGGGGTCTTTTTCGCCTGTATGGCCGCGCTGAATAAATGGATGCAGTCGCAAAAAAACGATGTCACTCAGGTCACGATTCTTACTGACGACCGCAACCGCTGGCAGACCAGAGCCGAAAAGGCCGAGGCAGCCATTGACGATTACCGGGCAAAGCTGAACCAAATCATCCTTGACCAGTCGGAAATGAAAGCGCAAAACGCCGTTATGATCGAGCAAATCAAATACTTGCGAGAGGAAAATGACGATTTGCGCGCAGAAGTCCGCAGGCTTGCAGGAGGTTCAAATGTCCGATCAATCTCATAGTTGTGATCCGAAAAAGGCCGCAAGGGATCGCAAGTTGTTTCTGTGTTTTGGGGCGCTAGCGATTGCGCTCGCTGTCGGGTTTGGTTATTCAATGGCAACAATCCAGTATCAAAACCAGATGTATGAGCATGCTGAGCTAGCGTCCAAGGAGCGCGCAAGTTTGCATAATCGTTATATGCGTCAGCTGAGCAAGAAAGATAAAGAGATCGCGGCACTTGTCAGAGTGTGCCCTATTTGAGTGATTAAAAAATGAGCTACCCAAAGGCTGCAATTGATCAGGCCTTTCAACTTCTCCCAGCAGGAATGGACTCACCCATTGCCCGAGTAATACTGGCGGCAATTGGTTTTCAAGAGTCTGGTTATCTGGTGCGCATCCAGTATGGCAATGGCCCCGCCCGCTCTTATTGGCAGTTTGAGAATGGTCGGCTTGCCGGTATCAATGGCGTACTGACTCATCGCGCCACCGAAAAGCTGGCGGCTGCCGTATGCAAGGCTTGCGGTGTTGAGCCTGAGCGAATGGCTGTGTGGAAGGCCATGGAAACCGATGATGTGCTTGGGGCGGCCTTTGCTCGAATGCTGATGTATACCGACCCAAAGCCGCTGCCAAACGATCAAGCTGGCGCCTGGGAGATGTATGCCAAAAGACTTTGGCGCCCAGGCAAGCCGCATCCTGATAAGTGGCCCGCATCGTGGGCCTTCGGACTGGAGCGTGCAAAATGAACTGGTCCGACATCGGCAGCATGGTTGGTCGCGCAGCCCCAATCGTCGGCACGCTTCTTGGCGGCCCAGCTGGCGCCGCTGTGGGCGCTCTGGTGGCGAGCGCGCTAAACGTACCCAATGACCCAGATTCGGTCAACGTGGCTCTTGCTGCGAATCCTGAGGCTCTTGCTCGCGTGCAAGAATTGCAGATCAATGCTCGCGTTCAGCTGGAGCAGTTGGCAGTCACCGCCGAGAGCAATCGGTTGCAGGCTGAGGCCGCGCAGTATTCAGCCGAAGCCGCTGACCGGGATAGCGCCCGCAAGCTGGCATCACAGCAGCCGCATGACTTTGTGCGGCCAACCCTGACATTCATTATGCTGGGCGGCTCACTGTTCGTGGTGGTAGCCGTGCTGATTGGCTGGGCCAGTGACGTGATCCGCGATCCAACCGCAGCGCTTACGGTGGGCACCGTCCTAGGCCTGTGGCTTGGCATGACCAAGGAAGTCATGGGATTCTGGTTTGGCATGACCAAGGAGTCCCAGAAGCAATCCGCCATCGTCACGGATTTTGCCGTGGCGCCAGGCACCGTTACCAGGCCGGAAAAATAAGTAGACCAAGGAGAAATGAAATGCTTCCAGATTTTTTCATCCCGGTAAACGCTTGGGTTGATCTGTATGCGCTGACAGGGATTGCACAAGGCAAGTCGCTCAAGGTCACGCTGAAGTCGCACTTCAACACCTTCGCTTGGGAAGGCGATGCGCCGCCACCCTCTGAGCCTGACGACCACAACGGCGAGCCCGTGCAGTGCTGGGAGTCGATCCGCAACACCGACCTGTCAACCGGCTTCTGGATCCTGTCGGCATCCACGCTGCTGGGCGAATCTCAGCAAAGCAGGCTCAGCGTACAGGAGTGGGTAGAATGATCATCAAGGTCGGACCGCTTGAGGGGCCAAGTTCTGGCGGCGGGTCGACCGAGGCGTTGAGCGCCGAATACGTCTTGCATCTCGATCCTGGCGGCAATGTGATGGTGCCTGACTCTTCAGATCTATTGATCAGCGTCATCTTGGATATGGATGCGGCCATGGGTGACTGCCAGATCATGCTGCCTACAGCAAAGAAGGGCCGTAGGGTTAGCTTCTTCTTCACGCATACCGGCACGCAGTTTGTGTTTACTTCTGCTGAGCTTGGGGCGACCGTCTGCAATGGCGCGCTTTCGGTGGATAAGGACAATCTGATTGTCTTTTACTGCGTGTCGGAATCGCAGAAAATCTGGGCACGTGAGGCGGCGTTGTGAATGCTCAACAATGAATAAAGCGCCCCTTGAGGCGCTTTATTATTATCTGCATCGATAGAATTCAACGTATGCCCTCGCCTTTCGCAGGTAGAACCGGTGCAGGCTGATGTTATTTTCTCGCTTGGCGCGCTTGGCGTATTCAAGGCATTTGCTGATATGCTCCATTATGGCATCGCCTTGCCAATTTCGGCGGCTATTTCAACCGCTGCCCGACGATAAGCTGCGCATCTGATTCTATTGGCTTCCTCCCTTGTGTTCTGGCCGATTTGCGATGCGTAATTAAACCTAACCTGAAGATTCAGGTCGAGCGCCATCCTTAAGCAGTCCCCGTCATCCGTGAGCGGATTCCACTCGGGCGGCTGAAAATCACCATGTTTTACCCGGTACCAATACATGCCATTGAAATTTATTGGCCCGACTCCAGCAGCCTTTGCTGCAAAAATTAACAGGTCGTCATCACTCACTTCCGCATACTCCTAAGAATCGCCGCGGTTGCTTTGGTGGCGGCGTATTTGGCTCGGCTGTCATCGCTGAGTTCGCAGAGTTGCTGCTCGGGAAAACCAATCCACCCTTCGCCAATCACTGATCTCTTGAATCCAGTGACCATCACGCCGCCAACCCAGCAGGTCGGCTTCCAGGGTTGGTGGGTTTGGGTGGTCATGGCCTAGCCTCCAGTGTTTTCGTCCAGTCTTCTGGCATTGTGAATCTCAGCCCGTCACGATCAATGTAGCCAGCGGTAAGAAAATCGAACTCGTCTTGATTTTCGATAGCTTGCGTCCAAAGCGATGCAGTCTTGTCCGGCTTCAAGTTCCACCATCCCCACTCGCCATCCTTGTCCTGAGCAAGCCACATAGCCCAGGTTGGCGCATCTTTCCAAAGTGGCTTTCTCATAACGGCATACTCATTATCGCCCAATCGAACACATAGGCCGCAGCAACCCCGGTCAGCCCGCATTTGATCAAAAACCAAGTGGTGAAGGTCTTTCCCATCATGGAATCCATGTGGACGATGCCTGACGGGCTGCGTTCGCGCATCTCTTGCTGGGTGAATTTGGTTGCTTGAACTCGCATATCAATTACCCCTGTAAGTCACAAATTTGACCTTGTAGCCTTTCGACTCAAGGAATTCAACGGAGCGCGTGATGACTGCTGAGTAGGCTTCTTGATCGAAGCACAGACCACTTGCCCAGCCGAGCTTGCCGCCTTCCAGCAAAACGCTATTGATGTCAGCTTCAGCTTTTCGTGAGCACAGATCAATGCTTGTCGCTCGCGGATCTTCGTATCGGCCAGACACAACGCACTCTGTCGAGCCGTCTTTCATTTCCAGGCACATTGCCATTAGTACTGAGATTGCCATTTTGGGATTCCTTGCAGGGTTTCGGTACTGACAAAGCCCCAATTAAGGGGCTTGAGGTGTAAGCTTTGGCATAGCGTGAATCGGCGTAGCCCTAACGACAAGTTGTCGTCCAAGTCGATAAGAATTCCCAAAAATTGTTAGTCCCATAAATCCTTTCTTGATGTCTTTTCTGCATACCGTCATAAGCCTGCCTTGGTGTTCAATGCAGTCTCCAACCTTGATGTCGGAGACGTGGACCTCTTCCCGGATAACCTGCATTACAGCGCGCTAACTACGTCGGCCAAGAAGCGCGCCTTTGCTTCAGGGTAGGTATTTACGGCGTAATCGAAATGCGCTTCGATCATCGCGGCTACGGACTCCTGATTGAAACCGCCCTTGATCAGCAGGTTGATTACTTTAGCTTTCATCTCGTCTTGCTCCGTTGTTCGTTTCGTTTGTGTTCCCGTTGAATTGAATAATAGTTATGCATAGCCACTATGTCAACTATACAGACAAATAATCTGCAAAAAAAAGACCTGCGGGTTAGGCAGGTCCAAATTCGTCAAGTCGCGAACGGATCATCGTCACCGTACTGCTGAGGTTCATCACGATGGGCGGGCACCTGATCCTGCTCCTGGCGCTCAATTGGATTGAATCCACCACCAGACAAGTCAATATCATCCGGCTCTTGTGGCTCGCGCTCAGCAGCCTGGCGGTCGAATTCGGCGGCACTACTGCGCGCCATGTCGATAAATTCCTGACCCAACGCTTTTTTGATCTTGGCTGGCTGCGCGTCCCAGATATTGTTGACCTCATTCAGGCCTTCCGATGCCTGGCTCAAGATCGTATTTCGGGCGCGCTCAATCTCGGGATCAAGTTTAACCGCCCCATCGACCCACTGGCGCAGCATCAGTCCTTCACGTGGGCCAAGGTAGCCATCAGGCTTGCCAAATATGTGCTGGAGCGCTGAGGGGCACTTGATGACCTCTCGGCGCGAACCTTCGTCATGGATCAGCAGGCTTGCCGTCATCTCGAAAAGCACGTTCTTTTCACAGATAGGTTGAATGCCCAGGCTTTCCGGTTTCGATGGATTTTTGAAGCTGGTCTTTTCGCGGGCGCGCAGGCACAGGATGATGTGCATGTCGCACGTCAACAGCGTATTCATGAAGCGTTTATGTTCGCGCTTGGCCTTCTTCCAGTTAGCGACCTTTCCGCCGTCGTCAGCGATATCCTCACAGCCGCCTTCGCCTTCCCATTCGTGGCTCCCTGAGTCGATCACCAGCACCTCTACGCCATCCGCCTGGAATTCCTTGATGGCCGTCGAGTAACGTTGCGGAGAGAACGGCGCGTAGAGGTCGCCAATTTGAAACCGATTGACCTGCTTGTCTTTGCCAACAAGGATGTCGTCGTAAAGGCTGCCACGCTTGTTCTCGGTGTCCAGCAAGCCAACCTTTTTGCTATCGCCATTAGCCAGCCCCCAAGCAAGCTGGAGAGCCGTATAGGTCTTGCCGGAACCGGACACGCCAGCCAGGCCGATAACCAGCCTGGCTCCTTCACGCACCGCTGGCCGAATATTCAAAATGCTCATTTGCTGCCCCTGTCAGGAATGGCGCCAATTGACATAACTGGCGCCGAATAACGATTATACCAGACCTTCGCGCTTAAGCAGATACTCCGGCACGCAAAGATCCTCGCGACCGCCCAGGCCAGGCCAAACGTCGGCGTCACGGCATTTGCGGTACATCTTGATTGCCTCAGCCAACTGCTTTCGCCCAAGCTGCCAGGCGTGCGGCTGATTGTCGTGGTCGCCGCGTGACCGCTCGAAAATGGTGAACGGCTTGCACAGGTAAGGAGTTTCCTTTTCCTGCGCCAGGATGATGTAGCCAGCCGGATAGTGTCCGTAAGCTTGCTTGAACAGCTCGACTTCCATGCAGGCGCGCATCGGGTAGCCCATGTCGGTAGCCTTGCGGCCAAACGTCTGCGGCTCGGCGTCCATGGTGGTCTTGTAGTTGCACATCCACTCGGCTGGCGTGATCAGGTCGGGGCGGCACTTGAATTCATCGCTGACGATTGAGTATTCAGAGAATCCGCCTTCGAACATTGCGGCAGTTGCCGAATCAGCCAGCAGTGAATGGCGCATTGCCTGGATCTTGTCGAAGTCGGCTACCGGGATGAATTCACGACCTGGCAGCGCCGCACGGAAAGCTTCACGCTCGATGTCTTCGATGTGAACCTTTTCACCGGTTTCCACGATTCGCGCAATCAGATCGGCAGCGGTGCCAGACACCTTCAGGCCGCGCTCTTTGAGCCATTCCTGATAATGCTTATTCTGGCTCATGATTGACTCATAAACGCTGCCGTCGAAATCTCGGGCATACGCTTCAGCGAATCGCTTGGGCTCCAGCATCATGGCATGCGACCAGATGCCGAAGTCAAGAACCTTGGCCTTTGGCTGATCGCCGAATTTTGCCTTGGCTGGCGAGTGGGTCAGCATCTTGTGCAGGAAGCTGCCGGATCGCTGGTCGAGCAGTTGATAGGCTTCGTTGGTGAGCTGGTCTGGGGTGAATACGGTTGTGGTCATTGCGGCACTACCTCTAATGGCATCCAGTGGGTAACAGCATCAAGGCACTGAGAGCGAGTCTCGCCGATGATGTTCCAGTATTGATTGATCTGATGCGCATCGAGATATCCGACGCCATACCAGTTCAAGCCTTGCTCGTCGTGAGCGGTCGAGTTCATCCAGCGGTCGTTATGCGCCAGCGCCACGATCTGATGAGGTTCTGGCAGTCGCTCGGTTGCTGCGATCCACTGGCTCATACCGGCACCCCGTCAGCGCCAGCGTCGTGAGTGATGCACTTCAGCTTGCTGATACGATCAAGAAGGATGTTGACGCGAGATTGGGACTCAGCGCGCTCGGCCTGAACGGCTTTTTCAAGCCCGTCGATCTGAGCGGCAACCAGATCAATATCAGGAATCTCAAGCTCCTGCTCTACAGTACTAAGCAAGATATAGTCCGATGGCTTGCCGTTGTAACTTTTCGACATATCGAAGTCGTTGACTCCGACCTGGCCACCTCCGTAAGGCGCGATTGATTGCGTGATGTACAGCGTGAAAGTTTGCTTAGCCATGGTCTTGCCCCTGTCATTGGGTTGCGTGTTTGGTTGCCATATAATAGTTATCCGTTGCCCACTATGTCAACTATTATTCGCGACGAAGATTAGGTAGTCGGCGTAGGCAAGCTTGAATTGCTCATAGCCGTACACGATTGCGGCGAATCCGCCCGACTCATCCACGGATTTTAGAAAAGCTCGCTGATCCTTGGTGACTGGCGACGAATCCTTTTTGCTGAGCCTCTTCAGCTCAAACGCCCCACGAATGGCGCCAAAGTCGATGATGTCAGACACGCCATTCTTCACGCCCATTTTTTGCCGCTTAGCCAGGTGCTGAGCCCAGCCAGGTTTTTTCTTGTCTACCGTCAACTCGTTGGGGACATGCCAAATAAGCGGCCAGCGATCCGGGTGGTTGTATTGCAGCCACGAAGCGCAATCGATCTGCTCATATTCTTCGCGGCGGCATTCGCCTCGGTAGTTGCTGTCGTAGGTGCGGATCACTTGGCCTCCAACTTTCGATAGGCATCCCACATGCGAAGGCTGGCTAGCCTGGCAATGTCGATGGCGTTGGCCGCAGATATTTTCTCGGCTTCTCGGCAAGGCTTAGCCATGCGCTTGACCACCGGGTAAATCTTTCCGTCCTGCTGGATCATGAGGATGACCCCGGAGTTCTGGGTTGGCATGGCGTCGAAAAGCTTGTCATCCCAGATGTCGGCGGGCATAGCGTAGTAATGCTTCCATACCTTGTTGGGCCACTCGCGTTTGCGTGGCGTGTGGTTACCAAAGTTTCCGTAGCCGCCATCAAGCTCAGCATCGAATCCGTGATGCCATTTATCCTTTTTGGCGTCGGCCTTCAGGTCTGATCGGCTGATCTTTATTTCCACGTCGATGATACGCAGGTTTTCGGTTACCACCAGCAGGTCGCATTCGTTGCCGGTCCAAGAGCAGTTAGGCACGACACACAGGTATTTACGTGAGAACCCCTGAGCTTGGGTTGCCAGGGCGCCAGCGATATTCTTTTCAGTCCACTTGACGGATTCTTGCTTGGCCGTAAATGTCATTTGTCAGCCTCCCATACCTGCCAATTGAATACGCCATCCCAACTACCACCGAGACCAGACGCGGAAACACTTCCAGGCTTGGCCAAGGTAAAGGACCACCACTGGCGCATCAGCTCGCCAGGGAAGTAAGTCCAGGGTGATCGCTTGCTTTTGCGAAAGCCATTGACCTTGGCGCAAGAGAACATCCACAAAGTAAACGAGAGCCCAGCAGCGAAACCGTAGGCCAGTCGATAGATTACAAACCCTGCTGCCAACAAGATTAAAACCATCATCGGTGTAGCCATTACCCAAAGGATTGCATTCATACCGCCATCTCCACTACCTGATATTTACGACGACCAATCGTGTACTTGGCGCCCTTTTTCCTCGCCGAAATCTCAACCGGAACCGGAATCAAATCAATATTCTCAATCACGGTCGAAGCCTTCATCGCCCGCAACCGAATCTTCGACCGCTGATCAATCGGCAGGGCATCAACGAACTTGGCCCAGATGATGTTGTTGACCTTCTTGTTGGCGCCTGCGTGCGGGTAGAAGATCTCCATCGGGGTTTCGCCAGTGGACAGCTCGTAGCGGAACCACAGCTTTCCGCCCGCGCCGTGACCGGCTTTCATTGAGCGGACTGGGATGGATTCGCCGTCGGAATAGGCCTTGTTGTTTAGTGACGCATTGGGATCTATAAGGGTTCGCTTGCAACATCTGCACTCTCGCGCTACCTGGTCATTCTGCGTTTGACAGCTAGGGCAAAGACGGAAATGCCAGTAATGATCACATCGTTGAGCTGACCCATTCAGAGGATCCTTACCTGTCATCCCGATACAGCGGCGAGCATTCGGACTGTTCATAGTTTGTACGCCATGATCCTTCATGCACTTAGGGCACTCTATAAGATCTTTGCCTTCCTTCTTAGCCTTTTCCAGTTCGGCCATCTCAAGCACTGGGTTCTCGTAAAGAGCGCCCAAGGTATCCATTACCCCAGCGTAATCAAGAACAAGGGCGTCCGGCTTGCTACTGGATGCAATGAGTAGCTTTCTCAGCTCAGCAGTCAGTGCGTCACGCTCAAGCATGCTCATCTCGCCATCCTGGATCAGCAGCCGAAGAATCCGACCGATGGCCTGGATCAGAAGAACGATGGCGGCAATGGGGCGCATCAGAACCTCAGTGTCCCACCACTGTACATTGACCCCCGTTGTCAGGACGGCCACGTTGATTACGTATTTCAGCTTCCCCGCCTTGGCTGCCTCAAGGATTCGCGTCTGCTCCTTCTGCGTGGTCTTGTCGATGATCACGCCTATCTGACTGGGGTCCACTCCAAGTAGCTTCATGGCCGCTGCTATTTGGCGCGTGTGGCGCTGCGTGGCAGCGAATACAACTACGCCGCCACGACTCTTTGACTTGCGGATGAAGTCTGCGCAGATCGCAAGACACAGCTCCTTGTCACTAACTGCTGCATCCAGCTCATGTTCCGGATAATCCCAAGTCTCCGTCGACAAGTGGCTGAAGTCATAATGAGTATCTTGGTCGTCAGGAAATCCAAATTGAGGGGCCACAACCCATCCCTCCTGGATCATAAATTCTGTCGAGATAATTCCATTGCCTACACCTCCCTCTGGATAATCAGGGTCTCCAGGTTCAATGCTGGCGACCTTCTTCCATAGGTGCTGCGGGGTATTTCCTACTATCGAGCTGATACCGCGAAATGGTGATCCAGTCATACCAGCTAGGCGCATATGGGGCTTGATATCGTAGAAGTGCAGCAGGGTCTTCATGTACTGGGAGTCTTCCGCTTCGAACGGAACTTGATGCACTTCGTCGACCAAAATTAGATCGGGGTGAAATTTACCAGCCGCCGACTTCCAGTTCGGATGTCTGGTTTTTTCTTCTTCAGTCCACGGGCTGAATCGGTACTGGGTTAGGGCTCTAGCAATGCTTCCTTCGGTTGCGTACACAACCTTGAACGCAGTTGACTTCCTATTGAGTGAAGCGCTGAAGACCGAGTTCTTAACGTTGGATTTCCACGCCTCATCGCTGTTCTGAGAACAAAGGAGCGACTGCCTTTGAATGACCAGGATATAAACCGGGATATGCTCTTTGCCCGCCGCCGAATCACGCTCAATCTTGGCGTCTTGTACCGCCTTGGCGCACTCGGCGAGCATTACTGACTTGCCACTGGATACGGACGCCGAAACGATAATGGGCGGATGAATATCGCGGTCGAGGAATTTGGTGGTTTCACGCGACCTGAAGTGTCGGCAAAGGGCGGTGACGGCTGGCTTTTGGAATGATAGGAGTGGCATTAGATGATTTCCTTCCCTGCTAGATAACGAGTACGAAGCGCAATAGCTATGCGTGGATCGGTTTGAAGGTCGGCATAACGACAGGCATGCTCATGCTTTTTAGCCCTCCAAGCCAAATGCGCATCTATCGAATCAGCAAATAGCCCAAGATGATCATTTTTCCTTGTGAATGGATTTTTGCACTGAGCCATATATTTGTTATTTTTCTCCATCCATGTGCAGCCGATAGTTTCTCTTCCCTCTATAGGGTTGTACCCAATCAGGAAGTTATTTAAAGGTTGGCTGACGAATACGCATATCTCTGGCGAATAGATCTTGTTGCCTGGCAATAAAATATCCTTGTCCAGGGCCTTGCCTCGCCAATCCTGAGAAGACATCCACATCATGAAAGAAGAGAACGATAGCCACTCATCGCAAACCGTGCAGCCAATATAGGCTGGCTGTTTATTTTGGAATCGCTGCGAATAGCATCTTGTAAGCATGCTCGCCCATACACGATAGAATGGGCATACCCACAAAACCTTCTGCCTTCCATTTATCCTTTTTGATTTGGTCGACACGGTGTATCCGGCATCATTAACGCCTACGCCCATCACCAGCTTTACCTTGGCACCCATAAACCCCACCCACAAAAAAGCCCTTTGACTGTTAGCTGGTGAGACTCCTGGCAGGACCTGGATCGACGGCGGTCAATCCTGCAAGGAACAGCTAACATCAAAGGGCTCTGGTTAGCCGTCGATCCTGTTTTGCTTCTGGGTCTCACGCCATCCGCAAAACAATTATGCCCTCACTCGATTGGTAATTCAACACCGCAACGATTGATCTGATCGACGCGCTTTTGGTTGGCCTTGTTTTCTGCGCGCTGGCGGATGAACTCCAGCGCCTCGGCCTCGCTGTCGAAATAGCGGTAGTAGGTCGATAACTTGGAATCACGTCTAGCAGTTTTCATCCGACCAGAAGTGTAGATGTAAAAGCACTCGGTCTCCTTGTCGTATTCCTTGCGCTCAGGAGCTCTCGCATAGGGACTGACCAACCATTTCACAATAGTCATTATTCGTAACCCCCAAACAACTCAACCTGCTTGTCAGCATCCAGCGCCTTGCCAGCCTGCTGCATTTCGCGAACGGCCATGATCAGGTCACCCAATGCTTCGGAGCTAACCAAAATCTTGTCAGAGACTTTTCCATTGCTGATTGCATCCTCCATCAACCTACCAATGCCATTGACTAGAACCACCGCATTAGAAACCACCATATCCACACGCGGACGACTAGGCGGCTTAGGTGCCACAACCTTCGCAGTCACCTTGGCCTTACCCTGCTCAGCAGCCACTTCAATACGGCGCTCCAGTTCCTTGGGGGCTTCATCGCCGAACTCGCGCACCAGTTTTACAGCATCTGTAGGTGAAATCTTGCCAGCCGCTACGGCTTGATGAACCTCTTCCGTGCCTTTGCTTGCCAGCAAGATCATCTGGTCAACGTGCGCCAGCGACATGCCTGCCTCTGCGGCAATCTCCTGGCGGGTTGCGCCAAGAACATCGCGAGCATGCAGGTAGATGCGGCCAAGCTCGATTGGCTTGAGCTTGAGTTGCTTGTTGCTGGAGGCGATGCGCATTTTGCGCTGGAATGGGGTGCCGTTGAATTTCACGGCGTCGATGTAGTTATCGAATTCCGGGTCGATGCGCGAGTATTCCAAAGCGGCCGCATAGCGCTGATGACCGTCGACCAGCTCAATGTCGCCGTTTTCAGGGTTTACCCAGACTTCAATGGCGGGAATTGGCATGCCCGCCACGATGGCCGCGACAATGCTGGCGATGTGTTCGCGCAGTTCGTCGTCCTCGGTACGCTCGTTGAAGCCGTCGACAACCTTGATGTGCTTGATGTTTACGCGGATTGAGTCGCCGCGCTTGGCGGCTTCGTTGGTTTTATCGGATGCGATGTTGTTGAGGGTGTAGGCCATTATTCTTGCTCCTTGACGATCTCGATTGCTTTAGCTGGAGAGGTTTCGATAATGGTTTTCAGGATTGGCTTCCAAATTTTCCACCAGCTTGATGCCATAGGATCCATACTCGATATTTCTGAATCGCCAAAATTCCACCATTCTTCCAGGGTGTGGAATTGGCAGCCAATCTGCATGCGTTCGGCGGTGTAAGTGACCGGCCAATAGTCGCATTGGATCGATTTAACTTCTGACATATTGCCGATAGCGCCCCATATAGATTTGGCGTAGCGCAGGTTGGCGTAGCTCAGGGTGGCGTAGCTCAGGTTGGTGGAGCTCAGGTTGGCGTAGCGCAGGTCGGCGTAGCTCAGGTTGGCGTAGCGCAGGTCGGCGTAGCTCAGGTCGGCGTAGCTCAGGTCGGCGTAGCGCAGGTTGGCGTAGCGCAGGTCGGTGGAGCTCAGGTCGGCGTAGCGCAGGTCGGCGCGTTCTCCAGCCTCATCGCCAGCAAGCCATTTGTGATGCTTTTCAATAACCTCTGCAAGCTCTACAGCAGTAAAAGTCTTCATGGGTATTGCTCCTGTCAGTTGAGATAATAAATATACCACAAACAATATCGATTATTGCAAGGGTATTTTGTATTCGCCGGAAAGCAGTATTTTACAGTCGCCGAAGCCGGTGCGGTGGGTGTGGTGGTAGCCGTCGCAATGGCAGGATTTATATCGGCCAGTCTTGGCGCGCATCTGCGGCAACTCAACGCGGTGGCGGTATTCATCCTTTCGCCAGGATCTGGCGCCACACACGCAGCGGGGCTGGAGATCGTAGGCGTCCGGGTGCATCTTGAGTTTTCGGCGGCCGCCACAGGATCGGCAGCGGCAATGAGTTTTCACAGATCAACCTCGCAAGCAGGCCAAATCGCCCGCGCCTCGATTACCGCAGCCGCATGATCAATGGCACCATCCAGAACAACCATCTGAAATGGTGGATAACCGGTTACGCAGATTGTCCAGGTGGATTTGGTCATTGGCCACCCTCCTTCATGCTAAATCCGATCTGGCCGGATCGAGTCTCTGGCAGGTCGGCTTGCGCCATCACGCGCATGCTCGGGCAAGGTAGGACGCCCATGCCGTAGTGATAGCCACCACAAGCCAGGCATTTGGGATCTTGCCCGGTGAAAGGCGCACCCTTGAACGGAGACATGTCGTCGATACGCTTTTTCAGCAATTCGTTTTCAGCCTTGATCTGCTCATTGGCCCGCACCAATGCATCGCGGCTATCGCAAACGGAACCGATTGTGTCGCCGAGTGCGCGGCCAACATTATTTGACACTTCAAGCTCAGCGAGAATTGAAAGAAAAGCATCCGGATCGATCTGGAACGTGCCAGGAATCCCGAAATGCTCAAGCTCGTTCTTACGTTGAATGGTGGCCCGCTTAAGATCTCCGTGCTTGCTCATTTCGAAAACCCCGGATTACCCTGCCGCTTAATCTCGATCCCAAGCATACGCAGTCGACGCAGCACCGTCTGCTGACTGATGCCAAACACCTCGGCAATCCGGCGCGACGGCGTACTGTTTTCGTACATCAGGATCATTCGCTGATGCTGATCATCAGTAAACGGTATCGTGTTGTCATGATCCGTGCTGATCGTATTTTTCATTGTTCCAAGCCTCTTGAGTTGAACGCTTCGTGGGGACTATAATCGCGACAAATAATCGTTATGTCAACCGGATATACCCATGAAGAAAACCATTTTGCAAAAGACAGCTGATCGGCTGTCAGCGTCACCAGAGGGCACGGTGCTGCTCGACCTCATCAATCGGGCCGGAAACCCTAATGAGCTCGCCAGGAAGATCGGCGTGCATGCTCAGCTGGTGCGCCAGTGGATCTATGAGGGCAAAGTCTCCAGACAGGGGGCGCCAAAGGTAGCGCTGGCATTCAATACCACCCAAGAGGCGATTCGGCCAGATGTCGATCCGGCGGAATGGATTAAGAAGCCTGTTGAGCAGAAGGCCGCCCGCGTACCAGTCGCCCGCAGTGACGATGCCAAATTTCTTGTTCGGCTGGCCAAAAAGCATGGCAGCGTGAAAGCTGTGTGTGAAAAAGCATCCTGCACGGTCGCCGATTATCACACCTGGAAGACTCGCGGTCGCATTCCGGCGATCAAGCTTCCTGCGTTTTTGGCGCTGATTTGATGAGCGCCCAACTGGTTCCGCAGCACATCGTCGACCGTGCCAACGAGGACATTGTTGGCGTGATTCGTGGCTACCTGCCAGATCTGAAGAAAGCCGGTAAAAGCTGGGTGGCGCTTTGCCCATTCCACAAAGAGAAGACGCCAAGCTTCGGCGTAGTCGAATCCAAGGATTTCTATTACTGCCAGGGCTGTGGCGCTGGTGGTGATGCCATTGGTTTCGTCCAGGCCATGAACCCAGGCATAAGCTTTCGTGACGCCATCAAATCCATCTTGGGCGAAATTACGCTTGAGGATGTCGGTCTAGCGCCGCGCAAACAGGTCATTCGTGCCACCCGATGCGATCTACCCGCCAGCGCCGAAGACCGCGAAAAATCCGCCGACGTGATGTCGCGCACCCATCTTGTAGAGCAACACACCTATCTCATGCGAAACAACACAGCTTCCAACACCCCAGTCGCCACCAATGCAAAAGGCGTCCTGGTCGTGCCAATGATCAACAATATCGGCGAGACAGTTAACGTGGCCGCAATCCTGGTTAGCGGCTCGATCAACTACGCAGCCGGAAAGCCATCATTCGGCGCCACAGCAGTCCTTGAGCCAGAAGGCGAGCATGACGGCAAGACGATCATCTGCACTGACTACACGCACGCCTGGCGCATCTGGTGGGCTCAGCGTGGAAAGTCTCGCGTACTGGCGTGCATGGATATCGACAACTTCCGCTGGATGCTGATCAGTTGTAAGGATCGATACACGCACGTCGGCTGCGATCCTTCTGAAGCCGATGAGCATATTGAATATGGTCGCGGTGTTGTTGCGCTGCCAGTCGACCAATACGCCAAACTTGACAGGCTGGTGGCAACCGCATAGCCTCGCAAATACCGGAACGCTCCTGTCAAGCTGCAAAACCGGCACCCTGTCTTCGGATGGGGTTTTTTGTGAGTGCAAGAAAGTGCAGGCGTAAAAAAGCCAGCGGTTAGGCTGGCTATGATTATCGATCTTTAAACGGTTCGCGGGGTTTGTGCTTGTATCGATGCCAGCCGTCTGTCAATTCTATTTCTTCGTAGATTGAGCGCCGATCAGAAAACCCAAGCTCTACTGCCAGGGCGTGTAGCTCATGGTCAATCTTTATATTGTCCATGCCGATCCAGTCTGCATCGGCGTTGCGCTTGTTTGCCTGCTTTGGCGTCAAGTCCATAAGGCTGGCGCTGCTGAGCTTTTCCATGCGCTTGTTGTTAATCTTGCGCTTTCGCAAGAGGGCTATCATTGAATCAATTTGTTTTTCGGTAGACATCTATAGAGCTCCAAGGAAAGGCTCCTTTCGGAGCCCTTCGGCTTTACTTCATGCTTTTCAGGATCGAGGCGCAAACTGCGCAGTTTTTACCTTTGAGGCTAGCTTGCCATTTTGCGATCTTTTCGTTTGCTTCCTTGATCGCATCCTCTTTCACCGAAGCTTCTACCATGATCGTTTTGGTGCGGTTCAGTGTGCAGCCGCAAGTGTCGCAAGAGATTTTGGCTTTAGCTTTCAGTGCGTTCATTTCGTTTACTCCGTGTGTGTTGCGTTTCGATGGGACAATAATCGCACAGCATAATAACTATGTCAACCATCAAGATAGAAAAAGGCCGAATTAACGGCCTCTGTCTTCACTATGGATCTTCGTTTGGCTCGCCTGGGTCTGGGTCGTAAAATCTTTCGTTGCCGCACGCCATGCATGTTGATCCATCATCTCCGCACGACTCACAATCAGGCTCATCATCCGGATCAAGCTGCCTATCACCGATGTAGATGTGGTTCATGATTTTAGGTTCTCATCTGGGTCAAATCCAAATTCACGGCATAGCGCATTTGCTACACCAGACCCAACCGCAAATGCATCGCGGACAAGAACCCACCGAGCTGTTCCATGCTTATTACGGTATTTGCTTGGCCCCCTAAGATTGCGGATAACGCCCCAGATCAGGTCACGCTCTTCAATTTCACACCCAGATAAAAGCATCATGCTTTTCCACCCCCTTCAAAATGCCGATCGCACTCAGCCTTTGCCACATCCAGGTCGGTAAATGGCCGACTTATAAAATCACCCTTCAGGCTTGGCCGGTAAAAGGTTTCTTCGCCAGCGCGATACTTGCCTATTTTGTAGCCTTCGTCGCTGACCAGCAGATGAGGGGTTTCGCGGCGCCAGATCATGCTGATGCTCCAATGCTGTAACCAAGAAGTCCACACAAAAAGCAGCAAACGAGAATCCAGAACAGCAATTCAAGGCTTCTCATTTCAGCAGCTCCGTCCGCACGATCTTGACCGACTTGTCGGCCTCGAATGCCAGGCGTACTTGGGAGCCGCTGATACCGGTCACCTCAAGGTTCAGGCCGACATCGGAAAGCAGATAGCTCGCGTACAGCGGAATCCAGCAACCGTTTTGAATATTGCTAGCCTCGAAAACCACGTAGATTTTCTTCGGATGAACCTCGCGAACAGTCATCACAACGTTGTCGCCGATCTTTACTGATTCGCCAGGACGGCGGGTTAGGATTAGTGCCATGGTGGATCTCCTTGAAAATAATGGTTATAGCTTTGGGTTGAGGCGTTTCAGATCGTCGAGGCAGGCGTTCCAGCCGCAATCGTATGGTGATTGGTAGCCGTCCATCTGCTCGGTATCGAGATGTTCAGGCAGCACAACCGCTACCGGCGGCGGTCTGCTCGGCGAGCAGTTCCACAGTTACGCGAAACTCACGGCCTTCAAGATCGTTTCTGTGCCGCAAGTCCTGAGTTAAATCGTTGAAGTCTGGCAGGCCCTCGAAGTATCGGCAAAAAACATGATCGCCCTCACAGCACGCGCACCTGTTAGCGTCTTCACTTGTGCTGCGCATGAACGTCAGGACGCCGACACCTTGCGCCAGCGCCACCGGCTCGCCTTGGGGCTGGGCGGCTGCATTTTCAGCGTTCACGCGTTCGATGTATGCAGGAAGAAGGGTCGGTGGAAATGTATCCTCCCACGGCTTCACGTTGCGCTTTGCCGATTCTTGGAGAAGATCGACATGGCCTACAAGCTCGCGAACAAGGTCATACCAATCCGAAACATCGTAGAACTTACAAAGCGCCGGATCTGGTTCAGCTTGCGATTTTGCGCAAGGTGCCGAATCAAGGAGGGCGCGCAGTTCGGCGTGAGGAATTCCGAAGCCGGCCTCGAAGCATGCCAGCATTGCCTTATCAATCAGCTCACGCGGCACGCCGTCAATCGTTTGGTTGGTGGTCATGGCTTCACATGCTCCGCAGTAAGGTCCTTATCAATCCACACAGCTTTACCAGTGCCTTGGCAGTACCGGCATTTGCTTCGCTCAACATGGGTAGGGTCGTCGCAACGGTCGCCGTTACAGCAGTGGTTGCAGCGATCACCGCCCCATACTTTCCAGCCGGTGGGAGGCATGCTTTTTTGCACCTCTTGTAGCGTCAGCTCGTCACCCTGGTCAGTCATGGTGAATATAGGGTCAAGTGTCAGATGATCGCCTTGCGCAGCCCAAAGCCAGCCGTCTGGCGGTGGAAACACAGGCTTTTTGAAGTCGCACCGATTGTCCTTACACCACTGAATCGCTTGCACCCTTGTCGCATCACTCATAAATCACCTCAGCAAATCAGTTGTGCCAGTGCCAGCAGGCACCAGAAGTAGGCGGGGAGTTGGGTTAGGGCTTCGACTCGCATTCATCGCAACGCCACTCCACATGTGGAACGAGCGGGCCAAACAGCCAGAAGCGTTTAGCCATCCGGGCCACCTTCCACAGCTGGCCCCATTCCTTGCAGCGAGGACAGGTGCCGAATGCTTTATTACTCATCGCCGTGACCATCTTCTGGCTTGAGTGCGGCGAGAATTTCCATTGCCCTGCGCTTGTCCGCAAAGCTCGACTTGTTGCGTGGCGTAACCTTGATCAGCAAGGCTAAGGCGGATTCCAGCACATCCACCCGCTCATCCGCTGCGGTCAGGCGCTGTTGCAGGGATACCAGCTCAAGAGTCGAGTTCGGCACAGCCTTGCGAACCATACTCAACTCTTCCAGCGCCGCGTCACGCTGCCCCTCGATCAGACAAAGCAGGCTCCCGCGATATGCCAAGCTTTCCTTGATTTCAGAAAGCTCCAATAGCGCCGCGTCACGCTCGGCGGTTACGCGGTCAAGCTTCGATTGCACTTCAAGACGATTACGTTCAGCAGCCTCTGCCATCCGCTTCATTTCCATATACGCGGTCATAACTCGATCTCCCCAGCTTTGGCGCGGGACTGGGCGCAGGCGAGCCAGCCGAACCATTCATTTTGTGTGGCTTTGGAAACGTATCCAACACCATCTTTCCTTTCCTTGGATATACCTCGACCCATCAAATTAAACTCAAACAACTCCCGCTCCTTCGCCTCGTCGCAGATGGGTTGCGGCGGGTTTGGGGCTGCGGCGAGCATTGACCCATAAAGCCCGAGCCGCCACTGAATAACACGAGGCGTGTTAGGATTGCCAAGGCACAACAGCGGAACGGTGTCCACCTCTAGCATTTCCTTGGTCGGCTCAACCGGCACCATCTTGTAACCCTTCGGAATATTCACAATTTATCCCCCGACCGCCCATCTTCAAAAATCCTTCCAGCCGCAATCGGCGTGAAGGTCATCTGAAAATCCAGGCAGCTGTTGTCTTCGAAGTGGAACCGCAGGACATCCTTGCTTGGATGACCCATATAGCCGGTATGTGCGCGAGCCTTGGCTAACGGGTCGTCAGCTTCAAGGCAGAGCTGGGCGATTGACTGCGGCATTTCTGGCACTCCTTGTGTGTTGGTGTTTGACGATAGTAGACATAGATAATTAGTATGTCAACTATCTTTGACTCTCATGTCGCTAAGAACCTTGTCGTGCGTCTTCCAGTGGCTGCGAGAATCCCAGGCGCAACCCATAGGCTCCAGATAAGCAGCGGGTTTTCCGCCGAATGATTGGCCGGAATGCCGAGCTATACGGTACTGGTTGCCGTCTTTTTTGCGGATCAGGATTTTGCCCTTGAGATGCGCAATCGATTCAGGCCATTCGCCGTCGATGAATTTACGGAATGCGTCGTTCATGGCTTCACCTTCAGGCCGAGTGATTCGATGGCTTGGCGAACATCATGCGCACTCATTGATATGTCTGGATCTTCTCCATCCTCCGCATGAAAAACGCCGCTGAACGAATCATAGGGTTCTGGCAGCAACACCTCAATGGCTGCGCGGGAGGCTTGCCAGGCGTTCCAAGCAAGATCAGTGCGCTCATAGGCATAAGTGGTCACAACTCCATCTTTCTTGAGTTGCATACATTGGCTGCGTGCCCACTCTTCAAATTGCTGCTGCATAGTGATTTTCTCAGTGCTCATTTTGCTGCTCCTGTCGTTGAAATTCAGCCATTGCTTTCTGCCCAGCCAACCAAGACTGCCAAGCCTTCTCGGTACCGACAAAGCTATACGGCACGTGCTTGCTGTCGCCATCACGATGGAAGCGCATCGACCACATCGGAATGTCAGCCTGATACCACGCCTCAAACGACTTCCGGTTTTCTTCTTTGGTCACAACCACATCTCCAATCGCTGCACGGCCAGCGCCAATCGCTCGCCATCTTCTCTACTCAGTCGCTCGCCACGTTCAAGCATCGACCTGGCGGCCTCCCAGATCAGCCATTCGTGACGAATATCTTTGTTCTCTTTGTGCTCCTGTTGATGCCGTACTATGCGGTTTTCGGTCCAAACGAACGTTTCGCCGTCGATAAACGACCCAAAAACACCAGTTTTCTGCATTTTCATCAAAAAACCATTACGCAACTCATCGATCCGAAACTTCCGAAACCGGAGGTCTTCAGCGGTAATCGGAACCTTGATCCCGTACTGGGCGCGAATGGCTTCTTCGAATGTCATGCAATGGCTACCTTTCCGGCTGCGTTGAGGATCAGTTGTCCAGAAAGCAGCATTGAGTCGATGCGGGCGCTCGCCATCTTGAACGATGCTGGCATTGCCTTGAATGGCTTGCGGTTCTTCGCCTGGAGCGCTGCGGCACGCTTTTCCATTGGCGCCCTGGTCAGCACCTCGATAATGGTTTCTTCCTCGGCCTGGGTGCCTGACTCGCCTGCACTGTTGAGAATCCCCTTGATGTGATCGGCCAGGCCCAACACGAGATCAATCGATTCCTCAATGATCCAGGTCGGGATGATCTCGGAGACCTTGCAGTCGTTCGACAGGCACTCAATCACGTAGATGTTTCCGGCAATCTTCATGACGTGCGTTTCGATCTTTGCCAGCCAGCCCATCATCACCATTTCGCCAGCCATCTTCAGGTCATACAGGTATGACTCCGTTGAGTTCTTGGCCTCGCGCAGGATCCGATAGCCTTCGTCGGATGCCCGGATGCGGATCAGGTTTTCGGGGTCCATGATCACCCTGGCGTCATCGTCGGCGGCGTACTGCCTAAGCACGCTATCCGAGTACATGTCGACGCAAGCCGAACAGGCACGCTCAAAAGATTCCTTTTCGCTGCGCGTCGGGAAATGCCCCTCGTTGCGACGAAAGCCAATCGGATCAGGCTCAGCCAGGTAGATGAAACGTTCGGCCATCCCTGAGCCCCCAGAAGCCGCCAGGACGCGCTTGCTGCTGCCAGGCTGAGCGATGATCACAACGCAGCCCTGAACCATGCCAGTGAACGCTTTGCGGCCCGCCCGCATACCAGACACGTATTCGCTGGCGTAGCCCTTCAGTATCAGCTCGTTGGTGCTGGAGAACGAACCGGACTCAGGGAACAGCGATTGCAAGCCAGACTGCTCGGCGCTGGACACGACAAACCGACCTTCTGAGCATCCAGAAAGAAAGCCGTCAATCGACGCCGACGTGCCGTCAGATGTCTCGCTGAACGTTCGCTTGATGTGCTGATCAACCGGTATATCCTTTTCCTTTAGTTCGCGGTTAATGCCACCTACCTTCTTGTTGTGCTGCGCCACACCCAGGCGATAAGGCTTCATTCCGACATCGAGTAAGTAGCTCTTCATCATGGCAGGCGGCTGCTCAATGATGGTGTACATGCCAAGCGACACGCACGAGTCAGTAGAATACTGAGTAGCAAATGCCGTCGACACCGAACAACTTGCGGATGCCAGCAACGCAAAGAACGAACTCACTTCTGGGAATTCAATCTTGTTGTGCACGACACGCGCCAACTTGCCGACAGTAGTATTTGCGATGCGGTCACTTAGCTCAAGTAGCGTCGGGATATATTCGGCGTCATCCACAACTTCCTTTTTCACGCGCGGCTTATATTCGCGCCTTGGCTTTACATCTGCCGGAACAGGAATGTCTTTTGTCGGCGCAACTTCGATGACGCCAATATCAAACGATGATATTGAAAAGTCGTCGTCGTCCGGCATCACTGTCGAATATAACTCGACAGGAGGAATATCTATTGCGGGCGGATTGCTGATATCGATATTCATTATTCGATCCGCCAAATGCGATAGCCGTCACCCTCTTTACGGCGAGTCATACGGAAGCCGTTCTGATGCCATTTGGCATACGAGTAGGCCGCGCTTGCACAGCATTCGACCTCGGCAAGCGACGGAAAAAACCGGCTGCCACCAATCGGCCAGTCCTCAAATCGGTATCGGTTCACCTTCGGAATTGGAACGCCTTCCTGTAAATCCATAGCAATTCTCTCCACAGTCTTATGTTTCTTACGCAAACCGGATTATGAGCACACAAGATGCGCAAGTCAAACTCTTTGTTCCCTTAGAGCCCTTAGAGCTCTCTAAACTCTTTGCTCTCTTCGTTCCCCCCTTGTGCCCGTAAAAAGAGCACAGGTCTAGCCCACGGAATACGTGGCCTGTAGCGATTCTGTGCTCTTGTGCTCCTTTTTTTTAAAAAACACCCTTTTTCTATATGAATGATTTCCATTAACAATAACCACCCATTTTTTTGGATTTGGAAATGTGCGAATGACGGGCACAGGAGCACAATTCGACCAAAATCGCCTGGAGGCCACGTAATACATGGCCTGGAGCTGTGCTCTTAGGTCGGGCACAGCAAGAGCACAGGCGAGCACAGCATTTCCTTACCCGGAAGTCAGGTTTTGGATTAGAGGCTGAAATCTATTTTTGAATGGGTGTTGACATGAATCCGCTTGTGGGCGATTATGGATTCGTGGTGAATAGCTCAACCCGCATTGCGCAGGGTTAGCGCCAACCTGGTATTGGCGAGCTATCTTGATCTGGCACAAGCACAATAGGCCTGAGATCCAGCAAATGTAATAATTGGGCTTTAAACGGTCTGGATTAAGATGGGTCGCTAGAATTGCTTGATGTTGATAGAGTAATCAGCGAATTGAATACGGACGTGGAACTCGTCGCCGGAGACGTAAACGGCACAAATTTTAAACGCTTTTTAAATCTGAAGTTGTTATTCGCATGCCAAGTAAAGGGATTGAGTTGCCGGCAGTTTGCGTGAATATCTGGGTTGCTATGGTGATGTCAATCAGGCGCTGATCTGATCAATCATGTGTAAAGTCTCTTGGCAATGACCAGTTAGACTCTGGTTACTTGGCAGCCGAATAACAATTACACCGAATATGACTCTAATGTAACGGCAGCATGCGGGATTCCAAATCCTTGCAGTGTGGGTTAGAATCCTACGAGTCATGCCAAACACCGATTGCAAGTCGGTTCAACCTGTAAAGTTTGCCCGGAGTCCTCCTAACTCCTGCGGTCAGGGCGCAATACAGGAAACTTGCTAGCCAAGGGCATCTTCACCTGTTGTGCTGGTAGTCGCGCCAGTGGCGAAAGAGCGATAGACTTGAGATGCGTGATTTAGGACGCCAGCCCGCAGATGCGGAAATCGTCTTTATCGGAAAGAATCCAGTCATCGTGTTGGTATGTGATGTGCCAAGGGGATAGATACAAAGTGGATTCTTTACCGATGCAGATGAATGCGCAGGCTGATGCGATAATCATGAGATGGAGAGATCACCCGGTGTAGCGATACGGTGCGGGTGTAGGGGCTGAGATGGGTATGGTTAGGTCCCCGGTGATTTATAAAACGAGGCGACACCACCAGCGCGCCTATCCACTCAATGCCTGAGATCAGCACGGGCCATCTGCGTCAAACCTTTTTGATTTATCCAATTGCAATGGAGCTTAAAGATGATGATTGAACGTTGGGCGAGTTATCTCGGAATGGCGCTTGCCATGTGCCTAGGTTCTTTCACGGCTCACGCAGCCGAGCGAATCGAGTACATCGTGGCGGCCAGTTACAGCGACGGCTGGCACGGCGTCGAAAGCGTCAAGCATGAGCTGACCATGACGCAGTGGCGACAGGGTAGTGATACCGGCGCCAGCCATGTCAAGTCCAACCTGATCTCACTCAGCAACCACTTCGGCCTGGTTGGCGCCGCACCGATGGCTCCACCTGATTGGCCTTCCGCCGTAAACGTGTAAGCCATACGCCTGGAAGAAACATAAAAAGCCCGCCAATTGAAGCGGGCTTTTTCTTGCCTGCAATTCGATAATTCAGCTTGACATAATGGTTATGTGTTGCGATTATTTGTTGGCGCAATGGAGCGCAATGACAGGAGATAGCACCATGGATCTGCAAGTAAAGCATGGAGGGCCAGCATTCCCTGCTGAGGTGGATAACAACACCATCGAAACTGTTGAGGGTTTCTTTGATGAGCCGGTTGCTGCTGGCGAGCGGCATCAATACAGAGGCATGTCCCTGCGCGACTACTTCGCGGCCGAAGCCCTTCAGGGTATTTGCGCAAGCGGTCCTGGGAGCGACATCAGCAACTCGTTTATTGCAAGTGAGTCGTACGCCCTTGCCGATGCCATGCTTGCGGAGCGTGCGAAATGAAACCGTTTATGTGGCGTAGCGTCCGAAGCGGTTACTGGTGTTGCAGTGCTGAGCGTCGACACTCAACTTATGGGCTTTCCGAATTTACAGCTGTCGATAAGAGCCCGATTGTTGCCTATAAGAAATGGGCTGAAAAAGGAGAACCCCAATGAAGCTGGTTGATATTTTGGCGCGGGACTTAAGTGCATGGCCTGAAGGGTTTGATGTGATCCAAGGGTACAGGTGGGCTTATTTTTCATTCAAAAAATATGAGCAAACCCCATGGTTCAATGAAGCTGTCACCCGAGCAGAATGGCAAGCCGCAGTCGATGCGCTGAAGGCTGGGTCGGCGCCTGCATGGGTAGGCCTCGGTCTACCACCTATCGGCATTGATGTCGAAGTGTTAGCCGACTATTCGCACCCACGCTTTGATCGGTTTATTGGTCAGCAAGTTCATATCGTCGCACACGACGTGATTAATGGTGATCCAGTCTCGGTATTCCGCATGCCAGTTGATGGCGACGATACCGAGCAGGACTATCACGCAATGGTGGCCGGTTCGTTTCGACCCATCCGCACGCCCGAGCAGATCGCGGCGGAAGAGCTAGGAAGAATTGAAGCCTGGCTTGACTCAAACATCGAAGAGCTGGGATCTGTGGCGGCGAAGCTTCATGCTTCTGGCTTCAGGGTCACTGACTAATTGGAGGCAAGCATGAAAAAGGCCTTAGCCCTGGCTACATCCATCCTGATGGCCTGCCTGACCGCGCCAGCCATCGCGCAATCAAAGATTCCGTCAAACCTTAACCAAGACCCAGAAAAGTTCTGCTTCGTCGCTGGCGTGATCTCAGCGGGCATCATGGAGCGACTGAATGTCGGCTATCGCCAGGAATACGTGTACGATGAAGTTAACCGGCTGGACCAGCCACAGCTTCGGGCATATCTCAATGAGACCGTCGCCCTGGCCGCCCAGTTTGCCCAGCACTCAAGCGGACCCGTTGAACCGAAGTTGTTCGCCGAGTGGAACTATCAGCGCTGCCTGATCGCGATGAAGCCTCGCCGCCATGAGGTGATCCACGCCGATGGCAGCAAGACTTATTTGGATAATTGATATGACGCCCGAGCAGCAAGAGCTGTTTGATCAGCTCACTCAGTTGCAGCAACGAACGGCCACAGGCGTCCTGGCTGGAATGACTCAGCGCGCCGCGTATTACGCTGCTGGCGGCAAGGCCGACACCGATGAATCCGCCGATTCCAGTTGTTCTCAGATCTTGAGTAACATAAAGGTAAAAGCATTCATGGACTCAATGAAACGTCAAGCTATTTCTGACGCGATTATGAACCGTGACGAAGCTATGTCGATTCTCACTCAGTTGGCACGCGGAAACCTGGTTGACATCGTTAAATTCCGGACTACCCACGTCGGCCAGAACGCCGAGAATGGCGACGACGTACACCAGACCACCTGGACCATCGACGAGTCACTGCAAGAAACCGACCCAGAGAAATTAATCATTATCTCCGAGCTGGAAGTCGGCAAGAATGGCCCGAAGATCAAGCAACACTCCAAGGCTGCGGCCATTGCACTGTTAGCCAAAATGCAGGGCTGGGAGTCCGCGCAGAAGGTTGACCACCTGTCCAGCGATGGCAGCATGAGCGGCCCGACGCGGATTGAGATTGTGGCGCCGTCCATGACGCCTGTCGTAGCCGATAAGGACGATGCTTGAGCACTCTACGCATCGAGATGCCCCCCAAGATGATCCCGAGCTTTGCGCCGGCTCGCGGATCCCTGCGTTACCGGTGCTGGCGTGGCGGTCGTGGCTCCGGCAAGTCATTCAACGTCGCCAAGATGGCTGCCGTCTGGGGAGCCGTTGAGCCGCTGCGCATCGTCTGCGCCCGAGAGCTGCAAAACTCGATCAAGGAGTCATTCCACGCCGAGCTGAAGAATGCCATCGAGTCATGCAAGTGGCTGAAGACTCAGTACGACGTTGGCGCCGACTACTTGCGCCATAAAACCAATGGCACTGAATTCATCTTCAAGGGTCTGCGTCACAACATTGAGGCCGTCAAGTCGATGGCTCAAGTTGATCTGCTGATCGTTGAAGAGGCTGAGACTGTCCCGCATTCAAGCTGGGTCGACCTGCTTCCAACCATTCGCGCAGCCGGATCAGAGGTGTGGCTCATCTGGAACCCCAAGCGCCCCAACAGCTGGGTTGCCGAGAACTTCGACAACGGCACGCCACCCCGCTCCCTGGTGACCAGCGTCAACCACTCTGACAATCCATGGTTCAGCAAAGAGCTTGAAGAACAGCGCCTGCACGACAAAGAGGTCATGCCGGTCAACCTGTACAACCACATCTGGGAAGGCGCCTATCTGCTGGACGACGACACCAGCGTCATCAAATCCGCCTGGGTCGAGTCAGCCATTGATGCCCACCTTCTTATCCCTGAGCTTGAGGATGGCCGCGCCGCTTTGGGCTTTGACGTTGCCGACGACGGCGCAGACCTTTGCGCTACCGTATTGCGCAAGGGCTCTGTGGCTCGATCTGCTGATGAATGGCATGGTCGCGAAGATGAGCTGTTCAAATCATGCATACGCGCCTACCACGACGCTCAGGGCGCTGGAGCGCACATCGTCTATGACAGCATCGGCGTTGGTGCTGGTTGCGGCTCAAACTTCAACGTGCTCAACAGGGATCACCCGAACAACCGAGTCACGCACGACGGCTTCAATGCTGGCGGCAAGGTGCTGCGCCCTGAGGCCCTGTATGGTCACACGAAGATCAAGAACAAGGACTTCTTTGCCAACATCAAGGCGCAAATGTGGTGGGATGTCGCGGATCGCTTCCTGTTGACCCACATGGTCATCGAGTCCATCAAGAACGGCACGGTTCCTCCGAAGTTCAAGATTGAAGAGCTAATCAGCATCGACAGCACCATCAAGCACCTGGCCAAGCTGAAAATGGAGCTGTGCACGCCGCTGCGTGACTTCGACAATAACGGTCGCGTCAAGGTAGAATCCAAAAAGGACATGAAGAAACGTGAAGTGGCATCGCCAAACCTGGGAGACGGCTTTATCATGGCCTACGCTCCGATCCGTCGCGGATTGAACATCAACGCAGAGAACCTTCGATAATGACTGATCTATTTGGCCGCAAGCGTCGTCGCAAAGAAGCAGAGCTGCGCGAGCGCGAGCTTGTCCTGGCCGAAAAGCAGGCAGACATCGCTGATCGCAAGCTGAAGCAGCAGCAAAAGATCATCCGCATGATGCAGGAGGAAAACTCCAAGGATATGGGCAAGTTCGTGATGGTTCCGCTGGCTGCTCCGGTGCTGATGCCTTCCGTTGTTCCTCAAGGGGAAACCCCAGCTATTGCCATGGATAGCTGTAGCTCGATCTATTCCTACGCATCTGAGGGCGTGCCGAACTTCTACGGAACGTTCATGGGCTACCCTGCCCTGGCCGCTCTGAGCCAGTCCAGCGACTACCGCGCCGTCGCAGAGACCACCGCTACCGAGATGACCCGTGAATGGGGTCGCTTCAAGATTGATGAGCCCGATATCGAGCAGAGCGATGACATGACCGCCGCCGAGCTGGAGGCTTACAAAGAGAGCAAGTCCGCCGAAAGCGCAGCCAGGCAGATGAAGATCAACAAGATCAATGACGCCTTCGATGAATACGGAATCCGGTCGCTGGTGCGCAAAGCTATTGAAGTCGAGATGGGCATGGGGCGCGCCCAGATTTACATCAAGCTCGGCGATGCACAGAAGGACGAAAACCCCTTCCTGCTGAATAATGTTGGCGTCAAGAAAGGATCGCTCAAGGGATTCCGCCTCATCGAACCTATGTGGTCGACGCCAAGTGTGTACAACGCCAACGATCCTACTGCCGAGGACTTCTACAAGCCAACGCAGTGGTTCGTCCTGGGCAAGTCAGTGCACTCTGACCGCCTGATGACGCTGATCATGCGTCCTGTCCCGGATATGCTGAAGCCCGCCTACAACTTCGGCGGCATCTCCATGTTCCAGCTGATGAAGCCCTACGTGGAGCGCTACCAACGCACTGCCGACAGCATCAGCTGGGTTGTCCAGGCGTTCAGCTTGACCATCCTGAAAACTGACATGAGCGGCATCCTGGCTGACGGCGAAAGTGATGCCAACCTGTGGATGCGCGCAGGCATGTTCAACCGGTACAAAGAAAACTCCGGCATGATGCTGTTGGACAAAGAAAGCGAAGAGATCGATCAGATCAATACGCCGCTGTCTGGCCTGCATGAGCTGCTGAGCAAGAGCCAGGAGCAGATGGCCGGACCGAGTCACACGCCGCTGGTCAAACTACTGGGCGTGACTCAGTCGGGCCTTGGTAGTGGCGCCGAGGGCGAGATCACCGTCTACCGCGACTACATCATGGCGCAGAACGAAGCTCATGTTCGCCCGATCATCAAGAAGATTGCCGACCTGGTGCAGCTGGACCTGTTCGGCGAAGTCGATCCGGCCATCGTCTGGGAGTTCAACCCGCTTGAGCAGCTGAATGGAAAAGAGCTGGCCGAGACCCAGGAGATAAAAATGCGCACCGCCAAGGATGGTGTTGATGGCAACATCATCTCCCCTCAGGAGGCGCGCAAGGCTCTTTCCAAGGATGAGCAAAGCCCCTTCAGTGGCATCGACATTGACGATGTGCCGAGCGCCGAGCTGGACGACGCAGATAGTGATTATTCGGATGGCGAGAAGCCTTGATGATTAAGCGCCGCCGCGCAGTTCTGCCCGACTTCAAGCCAAACGCTGGAGTCCGGGCAGAATACCGTGCAGAACTGAACCGGCTATTGCGCGAAGCCCGCAATGAGGTCGTCGCGGCTGTCGCCGACTATTGGCAAGCGCCGCAGCCTGTCGCCATGGATGCCGCCCATGACTTCCTTGGCCGAATGATTGATAAGGTCATCGGCAAATGGATGACCAGCCTGGATACCCTCCCCCAGCAGATTGCCAAGAAATTCGTCGGCCAGACCAAGGCCGGATTGGATCGCAACCTTAGTGCGGCCCTGAAGAAGTCTGGCTTCACTGTTGACCTTCAGCTCACCGACTTCACCCGTCAAGCCATGCGCGAATCGGTCGGCATGAACGTTGGCCTGATCAAATCCATCCCTGGCGAGTACCTGGGCGACGTGCAGAAATACGTCTGGGAATCGGTAGAAGCTGGCTTCGATCTCAAAACATTGACCGACAACCTCGACCACGCCTATCATATCGGCAGAAACCGCTGCAAGCTGATTGCGCGAGATCAGGCAAACAAGGTGCATGCCGTCATGGAGCAGGCTCGACGCAAAGAGCTTGGCATCAAAGAGGCCATCTGGCGCCACTCGGCAGCAGCGAAAGAGCCGCGTAAATCACACGTAGCTGCTGACGGCAAAAAGTTTGACATTGAAAAAGGGATGTACTTGGATGGTAAGTGGGTATTGCCAGGCCAGGAGATCAATTGCGGTTGCACCTCTAAGGCAGTTCTTGAATGGTAAACAGACACATAGCCTTCGATGAATCGGTACGCTCAATTGATGAGAGCGGGCATCTGCGCATCGCAAAAACAGTTATCAGCAAAGCCCAGGTTGATCCGTACTTCGGTCGCGAGATCCCAGGCTTTGATGCGATGGGCCTTGAGCCCGACCGCATTTATCAGATGTTGCGAGACCCTTCCGAGCTGGAGAAGTCCGCAGATACCGCAAAGGGCAAGCAGATCCTCTTCAAGCACGTCTATGTCGACTCCAAGACTCCAGAAAAAGAGCTCACCGTTGGCGCTATCGGCTCCGACGTGACGTATGAGGATGGCAAGCTTTATGCTGACCTGACCTTCTGGGATGATGAGGCAATCTCGCTCATCGACTCGGAAAAAATGGAGCAGCTGTCATACTCCTACTACTTCGACCCTGTTATGACGCCAGGGGATTTTGAAGGCGTTGCATTTGATGGCGTCATGCGCAACATCCACGGCAACCACCTCGCACTGGTTGAGCGTGGTAGAATCGGTCGGGACGCAGTAATTAGCGACTCACTACCCCTTGAAATGAGGTTGAATATGAAACTCAAGAAAGGCGCTTTGGCGCTGATTACTGCCCGGTTGCGTGCGACTGCGCAAGACGGTGTTACACCGGAACTTGAAAAGGCTCTGCGCGCCATTGTTGGCGATGCCGAGATGGACAAGGTTGCTGGCGAGCTGGGTGCCGATGAGGCCCCGGAAGATCTGGCCGCCAAGGATGAAGATCCGAAGCCGCCGGAAACCGCTGACGACGAAGATGAAGGCAAGAAAGCCGACGCCGAGCGCAAGCGCCTGGAAGAAGAAGATAAGGACGACAAGGACGCGAAGAGGGACGACAAACGCGCTACTGCTGCTGATGCCGACTCTATCGCTGCCGCTGTCGGCGCCCGTCTGGAAGGCAAATATGCCGCCCGTGATGCCGTAGAACCGCTGATTGGACGCATCGCAATGGATGGTTTTACTGACGCCAAGTCGATCTACGCTTATGCCCTGAAGCAAAAAGGCATCGCCTGCGACGGTATCAACGAAGCCGGTCTGAAGGCCTTGGTCACCATGCAGCGTGACACCAAGCCTGCTCAGCGTGACGTAGTTCACGACTCGGCGCCAACCGACTATACCCGCCGCTTCAAGCAGGCATAAGGAGTATCTCAATGAGCTTTCAAACCGGTTTGAACCGTGATCTTCCACGCGGCGTGGCGGGCGACTTCGCTTCGACCAACCCGCGCAATTCCATCCTGGCTGGCGAAGCTGCTCTGGTAGCTGGCGAACCGCTCACTGTCGGCCAGTTCGCTTTCGCTGACCTGGCAACCGGAAAGGTCTGGAAAGTGTTCGCCGCTGGCCGTGTTATCGGCTTTGTGCATCGCAACAATCAAGCGGTTGTTCCGCTGGGCCAGGCTGCCAGCATGACCATCCCGACTGGCAAGGAAGTGGCCCTGTTCTCTAACGGCGACTTCTACGCTGTTGCGCCTGCCGTGGTGGCTCCCGGTGACGCCGTTTACGCGGTAAGTGCAACTGGCGCTGTAGGTGCGGTCGCTACCGATTCGCAGGCAACCAACTTCAAATTTGCCGAGGCCGCCGCATCTGGTGCCCTGGTGAAAATCACTCGTTTCTCGATCTAAGGGGGCAAACATGAACCTGCACGATTTGCAGCAAAACGCGGGCATTGTGTTCGCCACCGGCTACGCGCCGAACGTACTGAGCGTTCAAGAGCGCTCGCGCATGGAGGGTGAGCTGCGTCGTGTTGCGTTCGACGCCGCGCCACTGCTTACTGCGCCCAACGCCGGTATCCTGTCGCTGTTCACTACCTACGTGGACCCTCGCGTAATCGATGTTCTGGTTGAGCCGATGAAGGCCGCCCAGATCTTCGGCGAGACCAAGAAAGGCAGCTGGACCGACGACTTCCTGCAATTCCCACTCGCCGAATCGACCGGTGAGACTTCGTCCTACGACGACTTCTCCGAAAACGGCATGGCGAACACCAACGTCAACTGGGAAACCCGTGACACGTACTACTACCAGACCATCATCGAGCTGGGCGAGCGTGAAGTTGAGCGTGCCGGTGCTGCGAAGCTGGACTGGGTGGCACGCAAGCAGATCTCCGCAGCTCTGACGCTGAACAAGTTCCAGAACAAAACCTACTTCTACGGCGTTGCCGGCCTGCGCAACTGGGGCATCCTGAATGACCCGTCGCTGCTGCCATCGGTAACGCTTCCGACGTGGGTTGGCGCTGACGGCCAGATCGTTTACAACGGCATTGCCCAGATCTACGGTCAACTGGTTTCGCAGACTGCTGGCCTGATCGACCGCAGCACTCCGATGATTCTGCTGATGTCGCCACAGGCTGAAGCGGCGTTCACCCGTACCAACCAGTACAACGTGAACGTGAACGATCAGATCACCAAGAACTTCCCGAACCTGGAAATTCAAACGGCTCCGGAGATGTCGACCGATGCCGGTGAAGTGATAAAGCTGATCGTGAAAAACTACGAGGGTGTTGACACCGTAGAGCCGACTTTTACCGAGAAGATGCGCGTGCATCCGATGGTTCTCGGCCTGTCGAGCTGGCGTCAAAAGCGTTCTCAGGGTACTGTGGGCACCATCATCTACCGCCCGATCTTCGTCGCCAGCGCCCTGGTGCAGATCTAAACCGTTCGGCGGGGCTTCGGCCCCGCCCACTCAAGGAGTTAGACAATGTCCACTGTGACTATCGGCTGCAAACTGCCTAACGGCATTTTCATGCAACAAGGCGAGACTCGCGTACGAATCAATGGCTGGAACAACAACACCATCCAGGGATTGGCTCACGGCATCACCTACGACGTCCCTGCCGACCTGTGGGAATCCTGGAGCAAAGAACACGCAGAATCCAAGCTCGTCACCAACGGCCTGATCTTCGCTGAAGAAACTTCCCGCAAGGCTAAGGACAAGGCCAAGGATCTGAAGGATCAGAAGTCCGGCCATGAGCAGCTGCCGCAGATCAAAGTGACCGACAAAGCTGGCGCTCTGGGCGGTTCCGAAGATCACCAAGATCGCAGCAAATAACATGGATGAAGTCGTAGTCTTCGACCCAGTTGATTTTCTGGCTCTGTACCCGAAAATCACGGCAACCGATGCTCAGCTTGAAGACTACTTCGCCATGGCTGAGACATTCCTGGACAACACCAAATGCAGCATCGTGAAGGATTTGAAATCCCGCAAGCGCATGCTGTATTTGCTGGTGGCGCACATCGCCACCCTCACGGGGCAAGCCGAGGCAGGGAACAACGTCGTTGGCCGGATCTCCACGGCTACTGAAGGCAGCGTGTCTGTTGGCCTGGACTACGGCACCATGGGCAACAATGAGCGCTGGTATCTCCAGACTCCATGGGGAGCGATGTACTGGCAGCTGACCAAGAAGTATCGGTCGGCTGTTTACCGAATGGGTATCGCACCTATGCCGGTCCAACGCACCTATGTGAACCAGCAGTATGATTCTGCTGGCCGTCTTGTTGGCGAGGGCTGATCATGACCAAGCTCACCGAAATGCTGGAAAAGTACAAGGATGGCGGCCCTTCCAGGATGAAAGTGGGCATCATGGGTGATAAGACTTATCCGGATGGCGAAAAACTGTCGTTTGTTGGATACGTGAACGAATACGGCTACAAGGGCGTTATCCCGGGCCGCAAGCAGTCTATTTTTCACGCCGTGGACAAAGAAGGAAATATGAAGTTTGACGGTCGCTTCGTGAAAAAGGCCAAGTCAAACCTTGAGCGAATTGTTGACGTTCCTGAATACACGCTGAATATTCCTTCGCGCCCGTTCTTCAGGTCCGCCATTGCAAAAAACAGCGAAGAGTTGAAAGAGATCATCGCCAAGGCTGTAAAGAAAGGCGGCGTAGAGTATGCGCTGAGAATCGCAGGCGAGTTTATGACTGACGCGTTGAAAGATTCGGTCATGACATGGACTGACCCGCCTAACGCCAAGAGCACGATCCGCGACAAGGGCTACAACGCCCCGCTGCGAGGAAAGGACAAGCTATTGCGCAACTCGTTCAGCTATGAGATCGAAGAATGATCAATGTTCGCTCCCTGGCAAACATGGCCACGCAAAACGTCAATCCGAACATGGTGGTCACTCTTGAGGTGAATACCGGCTTCACGGTAGACGACTATGGGCGGCAGATTCCTTCGTTTGAATCCCAGCTGATCACCGTTCAGACTCAATCCCTTCGCTCAAGCGAGAAATACAACCTCGACCTGAATAGCCGTCAGGGAGAATTCATCTCGATCTATGCCTACGGATCGATTGATGGCATTCGCCGCTGGCTGCAAAAAGGGTCATCCAAGTTCATCTTTCCAGCGTATGGCGAGCTTGATCCGGCTGTCTGGATGGTTGATCAGGTGGTTGAATCGTTTGCCACCTGGACGCGGGTTATTGCCTGGCGTGCCGACCCTATTCCAGCGCCGACCGGGGATTGATCATGGCAACCCTTAAAGTCACGCACCAAGACATCTACAAGGACATCCGTGGCTTCTTGCTGGGCCTGTTCCCTGGTGCAGAAAAACAGATTATTCAGGCAATCCAGAATAACGAACCGCTACCCCACAACGCGGTCGTGATGAACGTCCTGTTCTCCGACAACTTCGATACCGCCGTCGTGACAAATCTCCCGCCTACCGAGGCCGCGATTCAGAACTCTGTAGAGGTCCGGTTGCAACTGGACTTCTACGGCCAAAACGCCGAAGCTCGCAGTCGTGTCGTGAGCAACCTGTGGCGTACTAATTATGCTTGCGAGCGTCTTTTAGTCTGTCAACCGCTATACGTTCAGTCGTATAATCGTCACCCATACGTGAACGACTCCAACCAGTACGAAGATCGCTGGATAATCGACGTTGGACTGCAATACAATCCTCAGGTAAACGTTGCGCAGGATTTTGCTGATTCCGCGCTGATCACCA